CATCCAGAAGCATGACTTTGTCGATTAAATTCGTAATGTCCAAAACAATGGTTTTGAACGTCACCTGAAGCGCTCGGAAGGCAACGCCAATCACAGAACCAGAAATCAAATCTGTGAGGAAAATCAGCGAAGCCGAAAGAAGTTCAACCGCTAATCTCACTGCGGCAAAAACCTTGGCGAATCCTATCACTGAATCGCCTTCGCCTATCATTTCGCCAATCTTGTCGATTACATTCGTAAAAGGCGCGATTAGAGCGGAAACAATCGCCGAAAGATTCTCGAAATAGAAGGCAATGTCTGCTCTAAGAATATCATCCAGCGCTGATGAAACGTCACGCAGAACCCCACCTAGCGAAGAGTTTGCGCCTGTCACTTCGTTGATAACCCCAGCCAAGCGAACCGCTGAATTTGAAACAATGGTAAAGCTTTGAGCAATCGTTTGGTTGGTTTTCCCAAACTCCTGCTCTAAGACGTCCGACTGTGACTTGAGCGCATTAAATACAGCTTCAGCGGTTAATTTGCCTTCTTTGCCATATTCTTTGAGTTGTCCAACCGTGATTCCCAAACCGTCCGCAATGGCTCGCGCAACTCTTGGCGTTTGTTCCAAAACAGAATTCAATTCTTCACCACGCAAAGCACCAGCCGCAAAGCCTTGCCCAAGCTGAATCATTGCCGCTTCAGCGCTCGCAGCGGATGAACCAGAAATCGTAATCGCTTGAGAAAGAGCCTTGGTGACTTGTTCTAAATCAGTATTTGTGGTTCCCAGTGAAGCAGTAGCGCGAGCGAGGCGAGAGTAGAGATCAACCGTTGACTCGAACGAATTTCCGGTGGATTGGGCAATTTTGAATAGGGCCGATTGCGCTCTGGTAAGTTCTTGCGTTGAAGAGGTGACTAGCTTAAGGCGAGAGTCAATGTTTGCGGCTGCATCGCTAAACTTAATCAGCTTATCAATGGCAAAAGCCGCGATTGCGGCATTTAGCGCAGTTGTCAGGCCACCCACTGAGCGAGCGACTGCGGATGAAGTGCTTTGAAGTTTTTTCAGCGAACGATCAACCGAATTAAAAGCCGCTTGGGTTTTATCTACGGCTGAAATGGTGATCGTGGTGTTATTCGCCATTACTTAGATTTTCGCTTTTCTGCCTGAATCGTAAAGTACGCCACCCAACCTCTAATTTCATCCACCGACCAACTCATGACTTCCCGAATTGGTTGGTGAAGTGTTTCCGCAAGTTGAAACGCGATAAACAGGTCGGGTGACTCTCTCAGTTTTTTTCAATCTGCTCGTCCGTTAGTCCTTCGTCCTGGTTCATTTGGCTGACAATCTGAGCGATAACCTCAGAATCAACCTGTCGCATGAATTCTTGACGATTGACTAACTTGAAGAGTTTTTTGCCATCTTCGTCAAGCGCTTTTGCAATCAAAGTTGCAATCAAGGCTTCACCCACTTTACCAGCTTGGTTTAGCGCCAGAATCTCCTGTTGTTCGCTCAACGTCATTGATGAGCGATAGTAGATTTTTGTAGGATCGCCTTTTTCATCAGGCCATTCAGGAACCTCAACATATTGTAAAGGCGCTGAAAGCCTGTCGCGATAATGAGCTTTTGCTCGTGATAAAATATCCGTCATTTATTTTTAGGCTGTGGTTTCTGCTAATGCTCCGCTTCCTTGGAAGCTAATTGTGGCGTCAACAGTTCCGTCAATCGCCCCACTTCGAGACACTCCGGTAATCACAACCGAACCGGAATAGTAAGTTGAGCTCGTCGCAGTCCCTTCTGGATAAAGATTCAGCGTGACACTAGAACCTACGCCCACTGAGCTTTGGCCCGTGTCATCTGGATCCCAAAAGACGTCACAACTGCCAGAAAATGAAGTCAGGCCAGCAACAAAGGTCTGGGCTGAATCGCTCAGTTGCGTGGTGTCGATGGTGTTGGCGGTTTGATCGATTGAGTAGCTTTTGACTTCTCCGATTGTTGTTGCACCGGATTTGATGACTCCGGCACTTCCCTTTGTAACTGCCATTTGGATTCTCCTTGTAGGCTGTTAGAAATTGCCGGTGATTCTTCCGGCTTTAAGGCTTTCCATCCGTCCGCCTTAAACTCTTGAAATTGCGACTCTTCAATTACTTTTTTTTCTCTGCCTCGAATAATTTTCATAGAATTTCACTCGGTGTTCCGCTCGTCTGGCGATAGGTAATCAAGTAGTCCATTGCAATCATTCCTGTGGGCTTTTCGCCTTCTGTCGAAATGTTGATTTCTACATTCTGTAAAAGTAATTCTTCGACACTCGCAGGACTTGTTTCATTCAAAGCCGCTTCGACTTCTGCGCCTATGTTGTCAAGCGTATCGTCTAAATTGCTGGTTGCTTCGGCAACGCCTTCCACTCGTAAGCTTAGATTTCTGACGAGGCTCTTTCCATCCGTCATTGCAGACCGTTCAACCGTTTCTGCGAGTGTGTAGATCAGCAAGCACGGCAAATCAGTCTGGGCCAGCCTATGAAACCTCGTTTGATAAACTCTGCTGGCTGTGGTCGAAAGTCCGGTCAGTGTGGTAGCAACCGCTTCTCTAATCGTTTGGCGAGCATGAGCCATTAACTGCGCTCCATCACCAAAGTTGTCATTCCCAGATTATCTGGCTCAATGCCTCGCACGACATAGCCGATTGACTGAATGGTTAAGCTGTCACCATGCGCCAAGCTGGAAACGTCAGAGGTTCTTGCCATTAATCGCGGTTCTGCCGACTCAAGCCCAATCGTTAGCCCATTCGGTTGAATCAAGGTAAATCGCAAATCCCAAATGCCTGAAAAAGTGGTTGCGTCTGCTTTGGTGACAGTGACTCCAAAATCTGCGGTGTCGAGATAAATCGCGCGGTCTGCTTCGGTTTCAATCGCCATCTAGTATGTACCAAAAACGTTCAGTTTCTTTGATGAGGTATTCGTTGGATACCTTGTTGCGACTCAAGCCAATCACATTCTCACCAGCACTTCTGGCTGGATTTCCGGCAAAGATTTTTCCAGGCGTTATTCTACATTTCACTCCAACCACTGAATTCATACCAATCATGGAAAAGCTTCCAATCAGCGAATATTGGTGAATCGTTGCGCCTAGTCCTATCGTTGCGCCTCGCATGACGTAGCTATGCCCACCTAGCTGAACGGAATTGGCGAGCGTCACGTTATCTTCGACTACCGAATCATGGCTAACGTGCGAGTAATTCATGAGGTAACAATCTTTGCCAATTCTGGTTTTGTTTTCAGTCCCAGCATGAATCGTTGCAAATTCTCGAATTGTTGTATTGTCGCCAATCTCAACCCCACACAACTTTGGCCTTGTCCTGTGCTGTGGCATGTCTCCGATTGAAACATGCCCGTGAATTTTGACGTTGTCTCCAATCTCAGCAGGCCCGTAGATGATTGTGTAAGGGCCAATAAAAACGTTTTTGCCAAAGTGGACATTTCCCTCAATGATTGCCGTTTTATCGATTTGCACTACCACTCAGCGAGTAAGTCTGTGTGAACAAAAGGCGGTTTTGGGTTTCCATGAAAGTAGACAATGCTGGCTTCTTCTCGTTTTTGCGGCTCTTTCAACCAGTGGCATTTGTAGGACTGAATCTGGTTAGGAAAAACCTCATTCAGTCGCGTTGCGTCATTGGCTAGTAATCTCAGGAACTGCATTTCTGAGATTCTTCCGTTATAAAGTATCCGCTCACCGTATTTTTCTTTCCGTTGCCACTCATAAAAAATGAAATCGCAGAATTCTGGGGAGTAGCTTCCAACCCCATTGCAGATCGTGTCTGGATAGTTCGGATCTGTCAGCAATCCAACCTTGCCTCTCCAATCTAGAATCTCGTCAATGTTGTCTCGAATAATCGTGTCCAGCCCAAGAACAAAACGCTGATTTTCTCCCAAGTCCGGCCTGAATGTTTCCATGACGTTCCCATAACCGGATTCGATTTTTTCTAACTGAACTTGGTCAACCTCTTCTTGAAATTCGTAAAACTCATCAACTAAGCAAATCAGTCTGTATTTTTGTGTCGTATGCCTTGCAATCGCTTGCGCTAATTTGTCCACCCAGATTTCCGAATATCCTTGGGAAAACTTGGGTAATCCTTTTCCTTCCGGCTTAAATAAAATGCAGACAATGTCAATCATCTGGCTCAGTCTTCTTCGGTTTTCTGGCTGGCTTGCGCTTTACTAATTTGGGTTGACTCTCACTAGTTAACCCCACGCTTCGATCAATCAGAGGCTCTTTCTCTTCGTAGGGAATCGCCTTGCCTAATCGCATGATTTCGCGAGCTGCATCCACCGTCACAGAGACAATCTGTCCGGCTTTGACTACCTGCCCATCTGCTACTGTTGAGCGAATGATTTGAACCTTCATTTTATCGCCTTCAGCAATTCGTTTAGTTCTGGATTAAAAGTCTTCACTCGTTTTGGATTTCTTAGTTTCTGAATGATTTCACCCCAGGCTGATTTCCTTGGGTTTCGTTTGCCTTTGAAGACTTGGTCATTTTCTGGCCTGACATACTGATGCCAGTAGTCGCGCCTTGTGTTTTCGTAGTTGTCAACGCCACATAACCAAATTTCTTTGTAGCCCATGTAGTCCGCTGTCCAGAGCGCTTCTGGGCCGCTGAGTTGAACCCAAGGACAAATCCCAGCGTAAATGTCGCCTTTTTTTAAATCCTTAAACTGTGGTGAGACTATCGGGCATTGAATTCCAATGTCTTCTCTCAAAAACTGAACCATGCTTGGATCGTGGGCATACGCCCAAGCCAAGTCGGGCAAGAGCGCAGCATGTTGATTTACCGAAATCCAATGTGCGCTCTCCCAGTTACTTCGACGAACGTCAGATGGTGCAGTAGGGCTTCCGCAAATCAAAAGTGCAGTTTCCCCTCTACACCAATTTTTCAGTTCATCTAGGTGAATCACTCAGACAGTCACATCCTGTGCTGCTGAGAAGGATTCTGGTCTCGCTACCGCAACGTCCATCATTTGATAGAAGTAGAGGTTGACCGTTGAGTTTCCGGCTGCTCCGTAGGGATCAACCAGAACATCCAGCGCACCAAAGAAGCCTAAATAAAGATCGGTGAAATTACCGAATAGCAAGGCATATGGCGCTGAACTTGGCGCTTGGGTTGTCTGAACAACCGGATAGCCCAACAATGAATCAGTGTCCATCATGATCATTCTGGAATCGGTTGAACTTGCCACCAGTGTCTGCATGAGCTTCCCAACCACTCGCGGATGAGTCACCCAGTAGAGGCTACCAAGCAGAGCATTATCGGCTGCGACTTCGCTCCAGATGTCAACGCAGTTGCCATACGTCAGCGCAGCATTTCCAGAGGTTCCAGCGGAGTCAACGTCACCGATTCCGGTAGTTCCCAGAACTCCGGTAGGTTCATTAGAACCGCCACCTTTGATTGCGACATTATCCAATTTTGCCGCAAACAAGCGGATCATGTGATCACGCAAAGTCTGCTCAATGTTGCCGTTCAAGCCTTGGTGCAGAAGTTGTCGGCTAATCTGGATTTTGTTTGCTGCGGTTTTTGGCGACATTGTAATTTGTCCAAAATCCGGCTCGCCATTTGCGACGCTTCCAGTTTCTGCTTGGAAGGTCACAGAGGCATTCGCTGAAAACTTAGGGATTTGAACATCACCAACCAAACCCTCAAAGCGAGTTGCGCCAACTTGTCCCATAATTGAGGTTGAAATCAACGCATCAATGAAACGGTCTGCTAGGAAGTTGTCCGCTACCGCTTTATCACCAAAACCAGAACCGCTTGAACCTGTTACTCCGGTTAGTGTTCTGCTTTGGAAGCCGTGGTCTGGAATGTAGAAGCCTCGCGGCTCTTTTCCGGTTCGGCTCGCGATTTCGCGTGAAATCTCACGCTCAAATCCTGCGTTGCTCCAATCGTTATTTGCTGCGGCTTGGATTGCCCGAACAAGAGAATAGTTTTGCTTTTCTTTCTTCGTCAGTTCCGGCTGCACAACATGAGGATTTGTGCGGACTTCGTCGCTCAGTTCTTCAGCGAATTGAAGATAGGGTTTGCCTTCTCGAATGGCTCTTTCTGCGAAGTCAGATTTTCCGAATCCTTCTGCCAGTGAGCGGATTTTGTTTTGCTCGTTCAGCATTTGCTGGCGAACTGATTTTTCGTCAATCACTGGGACAGGTTCATTAGTTACCTGCACGTTTACGCCTTCCATTTCCATTTTTTCTTCCTTTTTTGTAGGTAAAACACTTCTTCCTACGCCCACACCTTTATCGGCTGGAACGCTGACGATTGAAATTTCCTGCGGATACCAAGAATTCACTCGAAAGATTCCTCTACCGTCGATTTCCTCTTCAGTAGGTGTCATCCCTTTGACTGAATACCCCACAGAAACATTTGAGCGAATGCCATCTACAACATCCGCGAAGACCTCTTCAGCCAGTGCGCTTCTTCCGAATCGTACTGTCGCCCGTGCTATTCCAGCCGTGCTATCCAGGTCTACTTTTTCGACAACGCCAATCTGTTGGCGCATATCGTGATCTAAAAGAAGAGGCATTCTGCCGCTTCTCGCAAAACTCAAATCGATCTCGTCTTCGCTGTGGCCTAAAACCTCATAGCCAAATTCCCTTTCAACTGGGGATTGTGAAGACCAAGCTAGTCTGACTCTTCTATCGTCTTTCTCTTTGTCATAACTCCAGCCGCGCTCAATCTCGCCCACTCGAAAGCTGAGAGGTTCAACTGTGCCTTTTCGTTCTTCTTCCGCAATTTCAGCTTCAAGCTCTTCTGCGACTTCCTCGGCTTTGGCCTTCGCAAAGGCGACGATATACTCGTTTTCTGTTTCTTCGACTTCCAAGACGTGTCGAGTGGCTAAATCTTTTGCTTCCATACGTACCTTTTCTTCGTTGTTGGCTTGCTCAACGATCTTGTTTGCCCAAGTTTTTCCAGCGTCTCCACCCCAAAGAGCGTTTGCAATACGTCCGTTGCTTGGATAACCTTTCTCTCCTGGTCTATAACCTTCAGCTTTTTTGTCCACTTCATGGCGAGCAAAAAAACTTTTCATTCTTTTGACGGTATCCAATGAGAGATTCTTTTCGTTGACAATATCTCTGGCTCTGGCAACTCCAATGAGTGTTCCGCCTCGCCCAAATTCTTTCCGCCATGCCAATCCCTTTTTGGCTTCTTCCACCATGCCTTGCGTGGGCTTATGTCCCTCACTCATCCGGTGCCTCTTGCTCGTTTTCAGCGATTTCAACTTGTGTCAAATCTAGGAAGAACGGCTGCTTCGGCCCCAGTGGTTTAAAGTGTCCCACTTCGATTCCGTAACGTTCAGCCATTGCTACGTCTTGCTGAATCTGGCTAAACACTTCTTCAGGATCTCGCCCATACTGAAGTTGAACGTCAGAGAGAGACATGAACCCAGACTGAACCGCTGCCGTGGCTGCTGAAATTTCTTTAGCAGGATCAACCCAAGCGAACCCTCGCCCTCTAAATTCAGCACTTGGAATAAATTTCGATTCGGCCTTTTCCATGCTCCAATCGAATGTCCCTCGCAGCACTTGGACTTTGTGCCACTCGCGATAGATGGGCTTTGCCAAATGAGTAATCAGAAACTTCTGAAGCATTCGGTAATGATCACGCTCACTGATTGCGCCTTGTCGAATGCTCGAATAATTGACGCCTGTCAAATCGTTGGAAAGTTCGGCATAGCTAATGCCCAAGCCGGAAGCGATTGAGCGTAAAACAGCAGAGTGAAAGTCTGGGAATGCAGTCGTTGGGTGGGTGGGATCCCAAGCTGAAAAAGACATTCCAGCCGGAAGCTGCTGAATTGAGCCTGGGCTTGCGTCCATTACTGGCTGATAATCGTCTAGCGTGTCTTCCCCATCGAAACCGTCACCTTCTGGCGATTGAAGAAAGCCCATTTTTGCTGCGCCCAATCTTGCGGCAACCACTTCAGCCTGAAGGTATCCTTGCAGTTGGTGCATGGATTCCATCACTGAAGCAAAAGCTGGAACGCCTCTGGTTTGCTGGCTTCTTTCCGGTAAGTAAATGTGCAAAAGTTCTTCAGCCGGAATTCGAACACGCCTCATGCCGTGGTGGTAGCTTCCAACTGTGCCGTAATTCAGCGGATGGTCTGGCCCTTCGAATAGGTGATACGCAACAGGTCGATGGAATCGGTTGAGTTCCACCCCCATGATGATTCTGTTTCCGTTGGCAAGCGTGGTGTCGTATTGCTCGTCGAGATAATCGCCTTCGAGGACCTGAAGACCAAAGCCAAAGGGAAGGCTTTTGTCTCTGACTAGCTTGACTAGAACTTCACCGTCTCGCTGAACGCTTTCAATGACTAACTGCTGAACGTCAATCCAACTAAGCTTTCCGCTAACCTCGCAATTCCCCAGTTGACTCCACTCTTTCCAGGCTCTTTCGATTCTGGCGTTGCCAACTTGGTCTAATGGCCCTTGAGCCGTGTTTGGATCTGGCCTTCCGTTGACTAATGGAAGATTTCTGGCGCGACTTTGAAAGGTTAGCCCTTCATGTCCAACAATCATCGTGCGGTAAACCTGAAGCGCTCTTTTTGCGTAAGGATTATTTCTTGATAACTGTCGGCTTCTGTCTCTTAGCCTACGGATTGCGCCACGGATTTCTGTATCCGCAGAAGTCGCAGGACTAAGAAAATCAGAAAGCAGAGAGGAAACTTGATTACCCAAGTAAGAGCGTTTGCGCTTTGGGGTTTCGGCTTTGCTTTGAGGCTTTGATTCTCTGCCGATTAAATCGGGAATTTCACCTTTGAAGGGCCACATTAGCCAAGTCCTCCAAATCTAGTGGCAATGACATCACCCGTTGGCTTACCTGCTTTTCTTCGCGTTGCCTTGATTTCTTTTCTGAGCTCAGATTTCCAATAATTCAATTCCTGGCGAGTTTTGACCATGTCCGCATAGATCATGTTTCGGTCTGCAATGGCGTACTGGCTCGCATGTTTTTGGGCGAGTTCTTTGAGCGTTGCCTCAAGGTAGGTAACCATTAAATCAGCGGTTGAACGCGGATCACTCTGGTTAGAGTCGTAATCGCCAATGATGTCCCAAACACCTTCTGAAACAGAAATCTGCTCAGAATCAGATGAGCGAACAATCCAAGCTTGCCAATGTAAATGGCCTAATGGGTAGTCAGCAGTAGTTGTGGAGGGAACTTCGATAAAATAGGTGGAATCGGCTTCTGTTGCGGAAAATGTAATTTCCTGTCCGCCACCATGAACGCGAGCGTGATAATGGAGAGAGTAAGAACCAACCGGATAAGGCGTGGCTAGATCGTCGCGCCTCCATGTCCAGAAAGCACCAGCGATTAAGGTCTCGGGTTCTACTGTGGGGTAGTTGTCTCTATCGAATAAATCAATTGCCATGCGCTAGATTTAGCGCAAAAGCAAAGAACTGTGGGCAAAATTGGCAAAATTGGCAAAATTGGCAAAATATGAATCAACTATGCCGGAGGTAAAAAAGAAAAACCTTGGCATAGCTGGGAAGCCGGCGTTTGCCAGTTTCCCAATCTTGCCAAGTTCGGTAGGAAACACCGCATTTTTTGGATGCTTGTACCATTGACAGGCCCAACTCTTGTCGAGCCTTTCTGAATTCGATGCTGGTCATAAACGACCTAGCCCTCTTCTGATACAAGCGACACTGTCCAAGGCCGTAAACAGCAAAGACTGATGAGTCGTTCCCATGTGTGTCCTCATGTAGTTTTTTATGTAATCACATTCTGCTGTTGTTAGAGGATGATCTAGCAATGTTTCATGCCTCCG